TCCACCCAACTCAAAAACCTGTTAAATTATCAGAATTTGCCATAAGAAACACAACAAACAGAGGAGATATCGTATTAGATCTATTTGGTGGAAGTGGAAGCACTATTATAGCGTGCGAACAATTACAAAGATCTTGTTATATGATGGAGTATGATCCAAGGTATGTTGATTCAATAATTGATAGATGGGAGCATTTTACTGGCGGGAAAGCTATATTATTAAATGGAAAATAAGGGGTGAGTAACTATTGGCAAGAGAGCAGAACTTAATACCGGGCGGATATAAGCTATCAGTCGAAGAACAGTCGATGGGTGGTAAGCGGTCGGGAGAGGTCAGAAGACAGAAAAAGACCATGTCTGCTCTTGCAACGATGATGGTCAATGCACAGCTTCAAGGTAAGACCAAAGATACCATAAAAAAACAATTCGGCTTGTCTGATGACGATGATATTACCATTGCCAGTGCCATGATGGCGGGGCAGATGCAGTCCGCCATGAAAGGTGACAGCAAGGCATTTAATGCTATCTCCGCTCTTATCAAGGAGCAGGAAGACAAGGAAGCCAAGGCAGAAGCAGAGCGCATTGCAAAACTTAATCAGCATTACCATTTAGACCTTGACATGATACCCGACAACTTTCACGCGGTGATCCGTGACATCCGCAACGAGAAGCACCAGGAATATGTGTTCAAGGGTGGGAGAGGTGGAACAAAGTCCTCTGACATTGCGCAGATCATTATTGAGCTGATGCGGAACAACCATGATGTCCATGCTGTGGTATGCCGTAAGGTTGGTAACACTCTGAAAGATTCCGTATACAGTAAGATCAAGTGGGCGATTGGTAAGCAAGGATTCACCGAGGAATTTGATGCACACAAGTCACCACTGGAGATCACTCTTAAAGCCACTGGCCAGAAGATATACTTCCGTGGTGCGGACGAGCCGGAGAAGATCAAGTCTATCTCCCCGGAGTTTGGATATATTGCTATCCTGTGGTTCGAGGAACTTGATCAGTTCGCAGGGCCAGAAGAAATCCGTAACATCACCCAGTCTGCCATCCGTGGCGGTGACAAAGCGTGGATATTTAAGTCATTCAATCCGCCAAAGCCCGCGAATAACTGGGCGAATAAATATGTCTTAGAACCCAAAGATAACATGGTCGTGCATCACTCCACCTATTTGGATGTGCCCCCGGAATGGTTGGGACAGCCATTTATTGACGAAGCGGAGCATCTAAAAGAGGTAAACCCGGATGCATACGATCATGAATACATGGGAATTGCTAACGGCAACGGTGGTAACGTGTTTGAATATCTTTACATCCGTGAGATCACAGACGAAGAGATTCGCACGTTTGATAGAATCTATCAGGGACAGGACTGGGGATGGTTCCCGGATCCGGCAGCGTTCATTCGTCTGGCATACAATCCAGCACAGGAATGCATATACATGATAGATGAGCATTATGTCAATAAGACCACGAATGCGGACAATGCAAAGTGGATCATTGACAAAGGGTACAATGATTATGCAATCACTTGTGATTCTGCAGAGAAAAAATCTACAAACGATTACAAAGATGCCGGTCTCCCCGCCAAGAATGCAATCAAAGGACCTGGATCTGTGGAATACGGCATGAAGTGGCTGCAAGGGCGCAAAATTGTAATTGACCCACGAAGGACTCCGAATGCATACAAGGAATTTACGGAATATGAATATGAGCGCGACAAGGACGGAGAAATAATCAGCGGTTATCCCGATGAGAATAACCATTTGATAGATGCAACGAGATATGCTCTTGAAAGATTCTGCAACAAGCGAGGTACGAGCGCATAATGGGACTGATTCAGACTATAAAAGGATGGGTAAATATGCTGTTAAAGAGAAAAGCGGAAGATGAATTCTTGGTGGATGCTATCAATACAGACACGATGGACGAATTTATCAAGCAGTGTGTGCAAATCTATCAGGGCAAACCGGAATGGTTGGATGAGAAAGACCATGTCAAGACTATCAACTTTGCAAAGTCCATCTGCTCCGAGGTTGCGCGACTGGCCACTCTTGCCATCGGGATCACGGTTGATGGCTCTGCGCGGGCGGACTGGCTGCAACAGCAGATCGAGAATGTGTATTTCAATCTCCGGCACTGGGTAGAATATGGCTGCGTGTACGGCACAGTGATCCTTAAGCCAAACGGCACGGGGATTGACTTGTTTACACCGGACAGATTTTTGGTGACGGAATGCGTGAATGATAAAATAACTGGTGTTATCTTCTATTTTTCCGAAAAAGTTAAAAAGGATCTGTGGTACACCCGACTGGAATATCACAGATTTGCCGATAATGGCTCTTATCTGATAGACAACGTGTGCTATGAGGGTAAAAGCAAGGACGATACATACAAAAAGGTAGATATCTCTGTGACACCGTGGAGCGGACTGCTTGAAAGTGCCGTTATTGGTGGAATAGACCAACCTTTATATGGTGTCCTTCGCACACCGCAGGCAAATAATATTGATATCAACAGTCCTCTATCTATGCCGATATTTGCAGAAGCTATTGAGGAGTTGAAAGACCTTGATATTGCTTACAGCCGAAACAGCAAGGAGATCGTGGACAGCAAGCGCACAGTGTTGATGGATGCCGACAAACTGTTCCCGTTCCAGGCTTTAGAGCTGTTTAGACTTGATCCCACTATTGCCGCAGGCAGGATGAAAGAAAAGATGGGTATGCCGAATTATGTCAAGGTGGTAGAGGGCAACGGATCAGATGACTTCTACCAGGAGATCAATCCTACCTTACAGACACAGGCCAGACTTGATGGAATTAATGCTATTCTGTCACAGATCGGATATAAGATTGGCTTCAGTAATGGATATTTCGTATTCAATCAAAAAACTGGCATGGTTACCGCCACGCAGGTCGAATCAGATGACCGCAGGACAATCCAGTTTATCAAGGATGTCCGGGACAAATTAGAGGACTGTTTGGATGATACCATCTATGCACTGGACGTGATGGCTACACTGTACGAATTGGCTCCGGCAGGAACATATGACGTGACATACGACTTCGGTGATATTACATACAACCGGGAGGAAGACCGCCTTAGGTGGTGGCAATATGTTCAAGCGGGCAAGGTTCCGGCATGGATGTTTTTCGTAAAATTCGAGGGTATGAGCAAAGAAGAAGCCAAAGCTATGGTGAAAGAAGCCCAGCCAAATGAAGAAACGCTGTTTCCAGAGTAATTTGATTGCTCTTTTACCATTTAAGCATGATAGAACACAAATAACTTATCATCTTCTGCATTTGCGCTGACCGAGAAGTGAGAGAATAAGCGGTTATAGCCTCCTTTCTAAAAAATCCTAAAGGGGTGATAGAGTGGCACATGACAAGAATTACTATGCATCAGAATTTCATAAGTACTCTATCCACCGGACAGAAAAGGGTATTCGGATAGATATTAACTTCCAGCCATTGGGAGAAGCCCTTGACCGGGCACAGCTTGCGCTGGACAATCAGGTATGGCACGATATGAAGCGGCATATGCCACGGAGAGACGGAGAACTGATACGGAGGACTAACGCTCTGAATGAAGTATCTGCCGGATCGGGTGAAGTCCATGTGTACGACCCTACTCTGCCGTATGCCCATTATATGTACATGGGTGAGAAATATATTGACCCGGTGTGGCGAGTTGGTGGCTTTTACGGTATTTTGCCGGATAAAGAGGGACAATGGTGGAGTCGTAAGGGTGTAACCAAGATTCCAAGCGGAGAACCGCTAAAATATACTAATCCTGAAGCAATATCTTTGTGGGATGTGGAAGCTATTGAGAGATACGGTGATGACTGGGTGGAAGTAGTCAGACGGGTATTAGAGGGGAGTGACTTGAATAATTGATAACTCCTGAATATTTGAATGAGGTGATCCAAGGGGTAGAACTGGCGGTAAATCGTCTGAACAACCAGTTGCTGAAAGAGGTTGTGAAAAAGATCGTAGAAGCCTTTTACACTGGCGGAGACATATTGATGCCGTCTACCATACATAAATTGCATCAGATTGTGCAGAGCGGATACACATTTGACGAGATCCGCAAGACCATAGAGGATGCATTGCCGGACATATCCTCAGAAATCCATAAGGCATTTTTGGAATCTGCCAATACCATAGCAGCATATAACTATGAATTTTCCAAACTGATGATCCATGAGTACAATATAAACCGGGAGATGCCGGAATATACTTTCGAGAACATTCCGCGGTCTGCCAAGGATCTGAACATGACCCGGATGGAGATTATGAAATTGGAAAACGCATACAAGCGCACGAACGGCACTGTCAGAAATCTGACCAAGACCACTGCAATATCTGTGCAGAATGAATATATACAAGCTTGTGACGATGCTTTTATGAAAGCACAGGCGGGAGTTCCGGTACAGCAAGCTGTCAATGAGGTTGTGGAAAAGCTTGCTAAACAAGGAATCACGACAGTAGAATATCCCACCGGGCACACAGATAAGATTGATGTTGCTATTGCAAGGGCAGTCCGTACTGGAATCAACCAGGCAAACAGCGAGATCATCCTTACCCGCTGCGCAGAAATGGGAATCCAGTATGTCAAAGTCAGTCAGCACTTGGGAGCGAGAGTTACCAAGCATGATGACTACACAAACCATTCATGGTGGCAGGGAAAGATATATTCCCTTGACTGGACAAAGGATGTGCTCATTAAAAATATGGCATCTGTGCCTTTACAAGACAAAGAATTCGGTTATTTGCAGGAGTTGAAACAGAAAATAATGGTAGAAAAGAAATATAACTACCCTGACTTTGTGGAGACTTGCGGATACGGTCAGATTGAGGGAATCATCGGTATAAACTGCCGCCATACGTTCCAGATGTGGCTTCCGGGAATCAATATCAACCATGATGAGCCAATTGACCCGAAAGAGAATGAAGAGCGGTATAGGCATGAGCAGGAACAGCGGGCAATGGAGCGGAGCATCCGCAGAATGAAAGGTGAGTGGAAGGCTCTGCAGCAGATCCCACGGAACGAGGACACGGATGCAAAGATTGCGCTGTTGACAGAAAAAATCAAGAAAGCTGTCGAGAAGTATCAGGAGCATTGCAAAAAATACGGTCTGCCATATTATTCCGACAGACTGGAAATAGGGGTGATATGATGTACACATATTATAATCCGAATCCGAACGGAGCTACGGTCGGAGATTGTGTGATTCGTGCACTATGCAAGGCTTTTTGTATGGACTGGGACAAGTGCTTTTCGGAGCTGGTCGCATATGCCTACTGGCTGAAGGATATGCCCTCTGCCAACCGTGTATGGGGTAAACTGCTTGCAGACAAGGGATATCACCGTAAAATTTGCGATTGTGACTGCATGGTAGCGGAATTTGCCGAAGAGCACACGGACGGTATTTACATCCTTGCATTGCAAGGTCATGTCGTTTGCGTGATTGACGGTGTTTACTATGATTCGTGGGATTCCGGGCGGGAAGTACCACTGTATTACTGGCAGAAATAAAAGTACAAAAGGAGAATAATTATTATGGAGTTTTTGAACACATTTTTTTCGATTTGCGGCGGTGTCTCGATTGTAGGCGGTGCGGTTGCTATTGTTTGGAAAGCTATTAACCCAGCGGTAAAGTTAGGAAAGCGTGTTGAAGAGTTGGAGAAAAAATCTGATAATGATTATGAATCCATAGAAGCTATAAAAAATGCGCAGTCTCTTCTCTGCCAAGGAATGATAGCAATGATTGATGCGCAGTTGACCGGAAACAACGTAGAAAATCTAAAAACGACCAAGGACAATATGATTAAATATCTTGCGGATTCCAAGTAGTGGGGGATAAAAATTGAAAATCTGTGAATTTACAATGCCGGAGATCAGGTATCTACTGGCAGAATGTAATTTTACAGAGGATGAGCGCACACTGTTTGATATGCGGTGCGTAGATGTACCACTGGAAGAATGTGCAGAGCGCATGAATGTGTCTCTCAGCACTGCTAAACGATTAAATAAGCGCATAAAAAACAAAATAGATAAATTGTCCATGTGACACTTATTAGAGCCTTAAATGAGCCTTTTACGCACTCGTTAAGGCTCTTTCTTTATGCCAAAATTAGAGTATGAAAACAGATTATAGTAATCTCTATCTCTCGATAGATGACAGAGACATCATGGACGAACTAAATAAATTGGAGGAATCAAGCAATGCCGTACATGAATCCATATCAGCAATTTCAGACAGGCTATCAGCCACAGGGTTTACAAACTATGCAATCGCAAGGATTCTCACAATCTCCTACTGCTAACAGTGGGATAAACTGGGTATCCGGTGAAGTAGGGGCGAAGTCTTACCTTGTCGCACCGAATAGCACGGTCTTATTGATGGATAGTGACGCAACACGATTCTATCTAAAATCTGCGGACAACTCTGGAATGCCTAGCTTGCGCATATTTGAATATAAAGAAGTGTCGAACGCACCGCAGAACGCTCTACAATCCTCAAATACAGCAGAAATCAATCTTGACAGTAAATATGTCACGAGAGACGAATACGACGGCTTAAAAAGACAATACGAGGCTATCATTGATAGACTTAATGGAATGGCTGATTCCACAAACAAATCAAAATCAAGACGAGGGGGAACAGGAAATGAGCAGTCCGATATTTGACGCAATGGGAAACAGCAATAATATTCTCACAGCATACCAACAGTTCCGGCAGCAATTCCAAAATGTCAATCCAAAGGACGAGGTTATGCGGATGTTGCAGAACGGCAGAATTAATCAGCAACAGCTTAATCAGGTGCAACAAGTAGCACAGCAATATAAATCTATGTTAGGGCAATAAGTCGGGTCGACACGACTTTAGCAAATAAAAATAATCGAAGGAGATTATACTATGATGACGGACGGATTATCAGCAAGTGATGTTGCTCTTTTACAGGGCAACGGAAGAAACAACGACGGGTTCGGAGACGGTAATGGTTGGTGGATCATTCTTTTCTTCTTGTGTATGTTCGGATGGGGCGGATTCGGCGGTCGTGGATTCGGTGGCTACGGTGGTGGCTCCGGTTCTGCGGTAGACGGATATGTACTTACTTCCGACTTTGCGAACATTGAGAGAAAGATTGATAGTGTCAACACCGGGATGTGCGATGGCTTTTACACGCAGGCACAGCTTATCAATGGCGTGAACACCAACATCTTAACACAGGGAAATGCTACCAATGTGGCAATGATGCAGGGATTTAACGGTTTGCAGACTCAGATCGCAGATTGTTGCTGCCAGAGCCGCTATGATGCACTGCAGAACGCAAACACCACCAACAATGCGATTCAGAGTGGTTTCTGCCAGACGAACTATAATAACTCTAACAACACTAGAGATATTATCGAAAATCAGAACGCAGGAACCCGTGCAATCCTTGACGCTATCCAGGCTAACAAGGTGGAAGCACTCAATCAGCGCATTGCTGAACAGAATCAGCAGATCAATTCCTTACAGCTTGCGGCATCTCAGAGTGCACAGAACCAGTACCTTGTAAATCAGTTGAGACCCAGTCCTACACCGGCATACGTGGTACAGAACCCGTACTGTTGCTGTGGGCAGACCTATGCTGGGTATTATAACGGTACCACAATTGCATAGCGAGTAATCGGAGCGTAAGGCTTATTCGGGAATAGGGTGTGCCTGCGGGTGCGCCCTTTTTCTGACAGAAAGAGGTGAATATTATGTTCTTAGGAAGAGTAACGGGATGGACTTCTGTGGTTGGACAGTATATCCCATTCCAGACTGTAAAAAATACCAACAGTAAAATCACAAACAGCAACGGCCTTTTGTCTCTGCGGACTGGCGGTCTGTGGGACATTGATGCCGCGCTTACACTGTCCGGGGTTGCCGGTAATGTTGTCGTGTCAGTTCTGGCAGACGGTGTTGCTACTGGTACGACAGTAACAGCCACCACCACAGCTGCTGGATTTGTGACGGTGCCGATTGTAGATGCGATCAGAACCGTACTGGCGCAGTATCCTAATGTTGCGAATGTTGGTTTGCAGATTGATACTGCAGGTGTGACAGTAAGCGGCACTCTGCGTGTCGAGAATGTGAGGTGAGCATGATGAGACATGACAAGATGTTAGATGTAATTTGCGAGGAAATCGACAAGATTGCGGATAAGGGGTTGACCACTGGAAATCTTGATACCGCATTCAAGCTGATTGATATGTACAAGGATCTCAAGACTGTTGAGAGTATGGAAGAGTACGACGATGACAGATACAGCCAGGCAAGAGGACGGATGAGAGCCAAGAGAGACAGCATGGGTCGTTATTCCCGCGGATACGATGATGGAAATTCTTACAATGACGGTGATTATCCAGAGAGAACATACATGGACAGCAAGCGGATGTATCGGAATGATCATTCTATGGCATCCAAAAAAAGTATGCTTGCTGCTCTTGATGATTTCATGGCAGACGTGCATGACAAATTGAAAGAAATCAAGCGTGATGCGGACACACCGGAAGAACGAGATACCATCGAGAAATATGTAAATATGCTTGAGAGAATGTAATGAATGAAAGAGGGCGGACAAATCCGCTCTCTTTTTTTATAAAATAACAAACGTTACCAAACAAACGATATTTAATGTTTACATAAAATAACATATGTGATAAAATAAAATCGTAGGCATTTCCTTATTCTTTCAAACCTCTCCCAAAGGCGAAAGCCTTCTGCATGATAGTTTAATGGTGAAAACTGCGCTATGGAAAGAGTGCAATATCGGTTCGATTCCGATTCATGCGGTTCGGTCGGCAGACCTAAAATGACAAGCATACACAACAACATGGTCGATGGTTACAGACCTAAAACAACCTAATATGGAGGATTGTATGAAAACAGAGGAATTAAAAGCACAGGGATTAACTCAGGATCAGATCAATTTTGTCATGGCTGAGAACGGCAAGGATATCGACAAGATTCAGAAGAAACTTGACGATATGACCGTGGAGCGTGACAAGGAAAAAAGCAGGGCAGATACCGCGGAAGATACCTTAAAAGGTTTTGACGGGGTTGATGTTGATACGCTGAAAAAGTCCATTGCGGACTGGAAGAAAAAGGCAGAAGATGCAGAGAAAGATTATAAGCAGAAGATTGCTGACAGAGATTTTGATGATCTGCTGAAAGAAGCTATCAAATCTGCCAACGGTCTGAATGAAAAGGCTATCATGGGATGCCTTGACATTTCCACTCTGAAAGCATCCAAAAATCAGAAATCTGATATTGAAAGTGCTATTAAGGCTCTGTCAGAAGCTGAGGACAGCAAGATGCTGTTTAAGGCAGAGAGCATTGTTACTCCCCATTTTACAAGTGTAAATAAGGGAGGTAACAACGGCAGCGGTATCAAGTCCAAAGAAGATATCTATGCCACAGATCCTAAGACTGGAAGATTTATTTACGGTACAGCGGAAAGACAGAAATTAATTGCTGAAAACCCGCAGCTTTTCCAGTAAATCAATAACCGGTTCGCAATTTGAGCGGATCGCTAACCATCAAAAACTATTGGAGGTATTTTTATGGCAAACATTACGACAGCCGCAGAAGACAACCTGATTAAAAGCGAAAACCTTGTCACTGTTCGTCAGATTGATTTTGTTTCTCGTTTTGGCTATTCCATCAAAAAGCTGATGGAGCTGCTGGGAATTATGAGACTGATTCCTAAGCAGGCAGGAACAATGCTTAAGAGACATACTGTAACTGGTACCCTGCAGGACGGTACTGTTCCTGAGGGTGAAATCATTCCTCTGTCTAAGTATAGCACGGTTGATACCCCTATTGGAGAGATTGTTCTTGGAAAATGGAGAAAAGCCACTACCGCAGAAGCTATTTTGGATAAGGGGTATGAGCAGGCACACAATGAGACGACAGAAAAGATGCTACAGGACATTCAGTCCGGCATCAGAAAAAATATTATTACATCCCTTACTATTGCTGGACAGCCCACTGCTACTGGTGTGGGAGCGCAGGCAGCTTTTGCTGATGCGTGGGGCAAACTTCAGAACATTTACGAAAATGACAATGTAGAAACTGTATTTTTCGTAAATGCGGAAGATGTCGCTGATTACCTTGGCAAGGCAAATATTACTGTACAGACTGCTTTTGGTTTCAATTATGTCGAGAATTTCCTGGGTCTTGGAACCGTGATCATGAACAGTAGTATTACCAAGAACACCTTTTTTGCCACTGCAAAAGAGAACATCGTAGGTTACTATGTTCCTGCCAACGAAAGTGATCTTGCAAAGGCATTCGCTTTCTACTCTGACGAGACTGGATTTATTGCGGTCCATGAATACGCAGATTACGACAGGCTGACCGCTGATGACACTGTTTTATCCGGAATTAATATTTTCGCAGATAATGACAAGGGTGTCATTAAGGGAACCATTACTCAGGCGGCAGCGGCAAGCCTGGGGGAATAACAGGCTATAGCTTAAGCAGATACACAGCCGAAGATCTGAATGGCATGACGGTTGCTGAAATCAGATTTTTGGCTGATGAGTTGGGCTATAGCATAACCAAGACTAAGAAGGCAGACATTATTGACGAGTTTTTAGCAAAACAGGGGTAAATCAGTATGTATGTAGACTATGAGTTTTACAAAACTTTATACGGGACTACTGTTGATGAGACGGTTTTTAATCGGCTCATTTGGAACGCTGAAAAGCTTGTCAAGAATGCTGTGACGGGTGTTGATGGTAGATGCAAGCTGGATTTTGCATTCCCGGATGTGGCATACGATGCCGAAGCAGTAAAACGCTGTGAATGTGCTTTGGTGGACATCATGGCAAAGATTGAAAAGGCAGAAACAGAAGCAGAGGGCAATAAGACAGTGAAATCCGTATCGGCCGGAAACGAAAGTATCTCTTATGATACTGGTAGTGGCCTGATAGGCAAGGTCTTGTCAGACAAATCTGCACAATCAAGACTATACGCGGATACCATCAACGAATACCTGAGAGGTACAAAAGACAAAAACGGAGTAAATCTTCTGTTTGGTGGAGCATATCCTTATTATGTGGAGGTGTAACATGGAAATTGCAATTACAAGTATTGCACAGTTATTAACCATTATCGGAATATTGGCATTCCTTGTGTCCTTAATTACCCAGGTATTCAAGGGTGTAAGTTTTCTTTCCAAGATTCCGACAGACATTCTCGTGTTTGTCCTTTCCATCGGACTGACTGTGGTTGTATTCATTGCATATATGCAGTACATCCAACAGGCTATCTTATGGTACATGATCCTTGCAGCTATCGTTGCCGGATTTATCGTAGCATTTGTGGCTATGTACGGTTGGGAGAAATTCTCGGAACTGTGGAAAAGATTTAATAAAGAAGAGTAAAGAGGTAGGGTGCTATGTATTCCGATACAGTAACGATTTTCAACCGATATGAGAGCCGTTTGGGGGATATGTGGTACCCTACTGTTTTGCATGATGTAAATGTCATGGCGGACCGTTCTGCTATCGTCCAGAAGTACGGGGAAGAGTCCAAGGACAATGTGGTTCTGAATGTTCGGTACGATGCAGGAGATATGATTGCCGGAAAAAGCTATCTTACTCCAAAGGCATGGGACAGACAGACAAATGATCTTCTGCCACAGACAATCACATTCACACCGGGTGAGAAATTCGATTTTTTTTATGTGGGGGAATGGACGGAAGATCCCATTGCGGATGATGACTATGAGAACGGATTTTACGATTACATGAACAGCACCTATGACGGTGTGTATGCCGTAACTTCCGTGTCAAAACTGGGAGTTATACCGCATTTTGAGATCACTGGAAAGTAGGTGGATCATGGAAGAGAAAAAAGAAGAAATAAGATATGATCTTGACGGACAAGAAGTAGTCACAACCGCTCTGATGGACCTTATCAACCAGTATCCTGGACTGTCTCCGGGAGATTCCATCGAATACGCTACACTGGGGGATTCCAAAGGGAAAGCAGTGTTCCCGTCAACAGGAAGTGCAATTCGACAGGAAAAGACGGATGTGACTGGCCATGTGGAGCAGACCTGCGATTACCCGTTTATCGTGGTTTACCGGGCAAGCGGACTATCGGAGAGCCGAAAAGCAAAGGTCAAGGAGTGGCTTGATAATCTTGGTAGATGGTTGGAACGGCAGACCATAACGGTAAATGATGCAGAGTATCGGTTGGAAGAGTATCCGATTCTTACGGGGGATAGGGAGTTCAAGCAGATACAGAGAGTAAGTCCTTCATACCTTGATTCTATTAACGAGGACAAGGCAGAGAACTGGATCATTAACATCACAGCAACTTATAAAAATGAATTTGACTTGTAGAAGTCGATCGGGCGGCAATATGGAAGCCGCTCGCTAACCTAATCACTCAAACAGTTATAGGTAGGAGGTTATTTTTTATGTCTAAATTAAAGCGAGAAGCACACGCACTGTACATGAAGCCGGCAAGCGGTACTCTTTCACCGACATATTACTTACTGGGAAAAGGTATTGATGACATGAGTGTCGAAATGAATGGATCTTTTGAGCAGACCAAAGATGTCACTGGTGATGTATCTGTAAGTGACACGGGATACGCTCCTCAGGTCAGCGTAGAACCGTATCATGCAGACCCGGCAGATTCAATTTACGATTTCCTTAAGGATATTGCTATGAATCGCAAGTCCGGTGATGACTGCAAGGTGAAAATCCTTGAAGTACTGATTGACAAGACTGATGCCGGAAATAAATACGATGCATGGGAAGAGGATGGCAAGGTGGAGATCACTTCTTATGGCGGTGATACTTCCGGGCTGGGGATCAACTTCAATCTTTGGTATGACGGAAACCGAACCAAAGGAACCGCAACCATTGCTGCTAAGGTGCCTACATTCACAGCAGGCGACACAGAATAAGAAAGAGAGGATGAAAGAATATGGGAAAAATCGTAGTTGATAGAGGACTTGAACAGTACACCATTGAGGACAAGAACGGAACCGTGCTCGGTAAGTTTGAAATGAATCCTGCGGATGTGGAACTGGTCAAGCGGTATGAGCACGTAGCTGAAGCAGTGAGCCATATCGCAGACAATGTGGATGAGCGCAAGGATATTGTGGACATTGTGAAAGAAATGGAAGAAGAACTGGATAAGCAGATTGACTATCTGTTCAATTCCAACGTATCGCAGAGTTTCTTCTCCATCACATCCCCGTTTACTGTTTTGGCTACCGGTGAGTTTTTCGTGGAGAATGTGCTCAATGCTATCGGCAAGCTGATTGAAGCAGAGACCGGCAAGCGGTTTGAAAAGGTACAGACCAAAATCAACCAGTATACCAGTAAGTACCATAAGTGAGGTTTGGAATGAATCTATGGGAATTGCCTACATCCGTGACAGCAAACGGACATGAATATCCTATCAGGACAGATTATAGGGCGGTGTTGGATGTGCTGACCGCCCTTTCTGACAAGGATATGACCGGGGATACACCGGCAGAGACAAATTACATCCAAAGTGAGATCATCCGACAGATCATGTTTGAGGATCCCGACAGCATACCTGATGAAGATTTGGAAGATGCATTCAAAGGTGTGGCGGAATTTATCGACATGGGTATCGAAAAAACGGACAAACCGAGTCCGCGGGTTATGGACTGGGAGCAGGATGCAACACTGATCATCCCGGCAGTAAACCGTGTGGTTGGTAGAGAAATCCGCGCGGACAAATATATGCACTGGTGGACATTTCTGTCAGCGTACATGGAGATAGGCGAGTGTACTTTTACTCATATCCTATCCATACGACAGAAAAGAGCCACCGGGAAGAAATTGGAAAAGTGGGAGCAGGATTACATCCGGGATAATAAGGATGTGGTGCTGCTTAAGGATAAATTGACAGAGCAGGAGAAGCGGGAGCGTGAGGAAGATGAAAAAGCCCTCAAGGAACTGCTAGGATAGGCGGTGCGTGTGGCAAATAATGCTGTTGTAATTGATACTGAACTTAGAATAGACCAAGCTAAAAAGGAAATTTCTAATTTAGAGTCCTATATAAAAAATTTGGAAGCAACAAAAGAAAGAATGGATAGAATTTTTTCCACATCTAAAGAAATTGGAATTGCTCCAAGTCAAGATGATTTGAAGTATTACGATACACTTGTTTCTGAAATAGATAGGGCAAAAAATAACATATCTGGACTTAATGCAGAAATACAGTCTTTGGAAAATTCTAAAAACGGAATGGAAGATAAGGCAAATAGTATTAAGAATATCAGAGACGCTTCTGAAAAAGCATCTAAATCTATCAGAAAAATGGGAGATTCTGCTAAAAAAAGCAGTGGAGGTTTCAAAGTTGGTTTAAAAACCATGCTTAAATATGTTTTTGGAGTTCAAAGTCTGATAGCACTTATCAATAAGTTGCGCTCTGCGATGGTTGAGGGCTTAAAGAACCTTGCTCAATTCAATGATGGTGTAAATCCTACCAACACGGCATTGAGCAACCTTAAATCGGCTCTCACGCAGTTAAAGAATAGCTTCGCTGTGGCATTTGCACCGATTCTGACGGTAATAGAACCGATTTTGACAAGGCTTATCAGCTTGTTGAGCACTGCCATGAATTATGTCGGGCAGTTTTTTGCGGCACTGACCGGAGCAAGTACCTTCACAAAGGCTATCAAGGTGCAAGAGAACTATGCAAAGAGCCTTAACGGGACCGCGGCGGCGGCAAAGAAAGCAAAAGGATCATTAGCAAGTATTGATGAACTGAATAACCAGTCCAAGCAGGACAACAGCGGTGCAGGCGGTACGGTGTCTCCCAACGATATGTTTGAGGTTGCACCGATTGAGAGTAAGATTGCGGGATTGGCAAGCAAACTGAAATCCATCCTTGATCCGATAAAAGAAAGTCTGCAGAACTGGTTCAAGAATATTGATTTCCAACCGCTGATTGACAGCTTTGAGAAATTGAAAACAGCAATCGAGCCATTAACGGATAATATCGGAAAAGGCCTTTTGTGGCTACTTGAGAACGTTTTAGAGCCGCTCGGTAGTTTCGTAATTGAAGATGCACTACCGGCATTTTTTAATCTGTTGGCCAGTGCAGTAGAAGCTTGTAATAAGGCATTTGAAGTGATTTCCCCGTATCTGAATGAGATATGGAACGAAGTGTTTGCCCCGTTTGCAGCATTCCTCGGAGAGACCTTTGTTGGAATATTGAACGATGTGTCTCAGTTTTTCTCCGACATGGGAGATATGTTCGTTGAGAAATCGGAAGAAATCGGAACTATATTTGAGTTTCTGAAAACCGTATTGGACCTTGTATCGATAAAATGGAAGGTATGCATCCAGGCTATGTCTGGACAGTTAAAGCCTTTTCTTACAATGGTTAAAAACATTATATCTCATGTAATTGATATTTTAAGCGGTTTGATCAAGTTTATCACTGGAGTATTTACCGGAAATTGGAAGCAGGCATGGGAAGGTGTGAAAGATGTCCTTAAGGGCATTCTTAATGTCATCATTGATATAGTTGAGGGAAGCATTAACAGAATCATCGGTGCGCTGAATGCAATTAGTTTTGACATCCCCGATATAGTGCCCGGCATTGGTGGAAAGCATATCGGATTTAACATCACACCAGTATCACTGCCCCGTCTTGCAACCGGTACGGTTGTTCCCAGGCAGTCAAGAGAGTTTGCAGCTATACTGGGTGACAACAACAGAGAGACCGAAGTGGTGTCTCCTCTGTCAACCATGAAACAAGCTATGGTTGAAGCATTGCAAGAGAGTGGATATTACCGGCAAGGCGAGAGCGGAGATATTGTTATAAACATTGACGGTTGGGAAGTGTTCCGCGTTGTAAAGAAGCAGAACGACAGCTATATTCAACGCACCGGAAGAAGTGCATTTCAGTATTAAGGAGGTGTATGTAAGTTATGTATTCCGGTTTTTTATTAAAAATAGGCAATGAAATATTCAATATGAAGTATATAAAAGAAAAAACATACAAGGGATATGTTTCTGTTCAGGACCTTGACTCATATCGAGATGCAAATGGTTTATTGCATAGGGAAGCTCTTTCCCATGTACCTATCAAGTGCGAGTTTGAAACTATCCCGTTAAATAATGAACAATATGAACAAATCATGGATATGATCCGTAGAAACTATATCAATGAATTGGAAAGAAAAGTTACAATTACCGCTTTTATATTGGAATATAACGGATATGTAACGCAGGATGCGTATATGGCAGAACCGCAACCTCAGATACAAACTATAAAAGATAACAAAATACAATATGCACCATTAAGAATTGCATTTATAGGATATTGATATGATTAATTACGAATATGAATCATTATTTCTTAAAAATTCCATAAAGAGAGAAATGTATATTGAATTCAATGGCGGTACACTCGACAATACAGATTTGCACTGCGAGGAATGGTCTTTGAAAGAGGGACTTTGTTCGGAAAACGAATTACGTTTTGGATGTTGTGAAGCATCTGAACTGAAATTTCGTGTAACAAATTCCGTCAGCAGTTTAAAAAACAAAAAACTTAGTGTTTTTTCTATTTTGGGAGGACATTCTGAAAAACCATTCCAATATGGTTATTATAATGTAATATCTGATGAAAAATCTGGAGATAGAAAATATAGAGACATCACAGCTTATGACAAAATGTACGACGTTGCAAATTCCGACGTATCTGCATGGTACAACAGCTTAACGTTTCCTTTATCGTTATTAAATTTCCGAAACAGTTTTTGCGAATATTTAGGTATTGATTCTGAGACAATTAGTCTTGTAAACGATTCAATGCTAGTTGAAAAAACTATAAAGCCAAGTGAATTGTCAGGTAAAAAAGTATTAGAAGCAATTTGTGAAATAAACGGATGTTTTGGACATTTTGGTAGAAATGGAAAACTTCAGTACATAATTTTGCAGATGATGAGCCAGGGATTGTATCCCAAAAAAGGGTTATATCCTCAAAAAGGTTTATATCCTCAGTCTAACACAAATGTCACAAAAGTTCCGGGCAACAGTTACATATCTTGCCAATACGAAGATTATATATGCAAAAAAATTGATAAATTACAAATTCGACAGACTGAAAGTGATATTGGTGCAATATCCGGTACTGGAAATAACTGCTATATTATTGAAAACAATTTTTTGGTATATGGAAAATCTGCAAAAGAGTTGCAGATCATAGCAGACAATGTCCTTAGTATTATTTACGGAATATGGTACAGACCGGCAAAAATTACAGCGCAAGGAAACCCTTGTATAGAAGTCGGTGACGGAATCAGAGTAAATACAAAAACAGATTTAGTTTACACGTATGTAATGCAAAGAACCTTAAATGGTATTCAGAAATTGCAAGACAGTTATTTTAGCGAAGGTAAAGAATACCGTACCAAAAAGGTAAATGGTTATGAATATGATATTAAGCAATTACTTGGAAAGACAAATGAGTTAGAACGTACTGTTGAGGAAACTCGGTCTGAAATCAAGGATGTAGAGAATGGCCTGGATACGAAGATTACACAGACAGCAGGAAAGATTGAACTTGAATCAACCCGTGCGCAAGGGGTAGAAACAGATCTGGCGGCGGCAATTTCTGTTCAAGCCGACCAAATCAAGTTGAAAGTTTCCGAAGGTGATGTCAGTTCGCAGTTGAGCGTTGAGAGTGGACAAGTAAGCATTTCCGGTAATCGGTTTGTATTGGACTCCACGAACTTTTCTATTTCTTCTGATGGAAAAGTCACTGCGAAAAGCATTGATATAACCGGAGGAACTATCAATTTACAATCAGCATCACAAGATTATAGTACGATTGTGTTAAATTACAGTAATTACACGTTGGGTATGGACGGAGCGGGAATAAGAGCAAGTCGTAGTTCTGATTCGACTATACTTACAGCAAGTGGAATTACAACTACTGGAAGTTTGAAAGCTAAGAATTTGTATGTTGATAACATAAATACGCAAAGTGTCACAAGCGGTACTATTAGCATAGGAAACAATGTAAAAATATCCGGTGATACTGAACTTGCAATAGGGCACACACACAAAATTTATGGGACACTTTTAGTTGACACAACTGCTTTTGCAATAACAAGTGCAGGAAATGTTAAATTAGCATCTAGTTTGGGAAATGTTGGATTTTTTGGAAGCAATGGTGCACAAAAAAAGACAGTGAGCAAAATCACATCACCAAGTTCAACCAGTACATACAGTATTGCTACCACATTAAACAGCTTAATAGATGCTCTTAAGGCATACAACCTCATAGGATAGGAGAAGAAATATGAACAGCTTAGAAATCAGAGAATTTGAACAGTCAATCATAAATCTTTTTAACGGATGTGCTCTACCTATGGAGATTAAGCGGCTCATTGTGAATGATATTGCTGGTCAGATTAACAGAGCCGCAGATAATCAAATAAATGTAGAGTTGGCAGAAAGAAACAGAGAAAAAGAAAACGAGGTAACCGCAGATGGCAATGAATAAGGTTTATACCAGAATTAATTGGGAAGATTATCCTAGTGAGAACACGGATTTAGATGCATACAATCTTAATCAGATGGATTCTGCTATTGATGCGTTGGACAACCGTATCATATCACAGGATGCCTTAAAAGTAGACAAGTCTGCAATAAACGGAAACATTGCAGGTTGGACTATGGATGAAACAACCGGTATTATTACTATTACAAAGTACAATGGAGAAAAGGTCATTTTTGACCTTAATATTGAAAAAATCCCTGTTGGATTTTCTATGTCTGATGACGGAATCATTACCATGACTACAGAAGATGGAACACAGTTTACGGCTGATATTGGTTCTATGATTCCGGTGTTGACATTTGAAGATTCTGCAACCATAGCTGTATCCGTGACTGGTACTGGAAAGAATAAGACTTATTCTTTTTCTGTCAAAACAGGATCAGTAACAGATGCTATGCTACAGCCTAATTATTTAGCAGATATTAGAGTAGAATCCGCAAATGCATCTGCTTATGCGCAATCCGCAAATGCAAAATCTGTATTGGCTGAATCTTATGCCATAGGTGGAACCGGAACAAGAGAAGGAGAAGATACTGATAACGCAAAGTATTATATGGAGCAGGCAAAACAGCAAACAGGAGGTATACCTACAAAGGTTAGTGAATTAGAGAATGACGCTGGATATATTAAAAAAGATGTTGATAATCTTGTGAATTACTACGACAAGACCACTACCGACCAAAAATTAGCCAACATTGACTTGACTGATTATCTCAAAAAGACAGGTGATGCTTCCAACACAACCGTAGCATTCACTGAGCCAGCCGACCTTGCACAGCCGACCACAGGCGAAAAACTCAGCGGAATTATCGGCAAGGTTAGCCTTGCGATAAAGAACATCAAAACATTAATTTCTCTAATAGGAAATACTGATATTTCATCAATCGGAAACGGCACTGTTACGGGGGCAATTAGTGATGTAAATGGCAAGTTAATGACTCCAGATTATAAATCAGCTGTAAATATACAGAGTAATTACCTGTGCCAGACAAATGGTTATGTAATAGGCACTATACAGGGTGCAATAAATGGGTGGGCATCTGTTCGATCAGGCAAACAACCCAATTATTTTCTGGCATTGTGTACAACGGCAGATACGCCTACAGCTGTATGTATACCATTTTCCGCAGGTGATAGTGTAATATTTGGTACAACTGGAACATATAATCTCGCATTTGCATCCATTAATCTGTAATGAATGCACCACTAAAAATACACATTTTAGTATTGTTTTGCGTGATTTCTTGTCTTATGTTTCCACCTAGGTCGATTGTGATTAATCCAGAAATCCAAGATGATCCATCGTACACTTGACCAAAAATGGATATCCACGTAGTAGATGGTATATAACCTTCTGGCAGAGTACATATAACAGTACCATATGGTATATCGCAATCTGTTAGCCTAAAAGATATAGTTACTACTTTCCCGTATTTTCGCAACTGAGAATATGTCAATGACCCATTAATTGGATTTAACCGTGCGCTAGCATCTTGTACTGCTAACTTGCCATTTACAGAAGTAGTCATAGCACATGGGCGGAGATTAAAAACATAACAATGATTAAAAAATATAAAAAGGAAAATAAAATGAAAACAGGAAACGAATTAGTTGCATACGCAAAAAAACGTCTTGGCACTCCATATTTTTACGGATCCAAGATTCCCGAGGGTGCTCTGACCGAAAACAAAATGAGCACTATGCACAGAATGTATCCCAAGGTCGTGACCACCTACTATATGGCAAAGGCACGGCGAAAGGGACAGGTCGGCAAGGTCAATGTGGACTGCTCAGGACTGATTGCCGGTTACCGGCAGCTTAACATCGGCTCCTACCAACTCTATCAGACCGCATACAACCGTATGCCGATTGCAAAGATTAATGACTTTGCTCTCGGAACTGTCCTGTGGAAGTCTGGCCATGTGGGTGTCTATATCGGCAAGGTAAATGGTGTCCCTATGTGCATCGAAGCCAAGGGCATCAATTACGGCACGGTGCTGACCAAAGTATCCTCTACCAAGTGGGTGTACGGTCTTACCTTCAAGGACATGACATATACCTATGAGACCAAGGTGCCCGGCACATGGAAGGAGACGAACCCTTACACAAATCCTACCATGACGGTAACCAGTAAGGCACAGGCAAGGAAGAAGAATATCAAGGTATTCATTTCCGCGGGTGAGGGTGTCAAGTGGATTCAGTGGGAACTGATGGAAGCTGGTCTGCTGACAGAAGCTGACATTGACGGTATCTGCGGTTCCAAGACCGTAGCAGCAATCATTACATATCAGAAGTCCTGCAAGATCACAGCCGACGGACTGGCGGGCAAGACCACAAGAAAGTACCTGGCAGCATAGTTTTAATCCCCCATCGGAGCATATCCGGCGGGGGATTTATGTACTGCCTTAACTGTTGCTTGCTCAAGCAACCATCATATAAGGTAACCAAAAGCGTTATAAAAAAATAACATCAATTACATTCATGTTATCGTCAACGATTATCTGCCGGATTACATCCCGCCAAAAGAATTTTTGGTGCAGTTTGTCGAGATCTTTGTACATTTCTTTCCAGTCGGACACAAACACCTCTTGCAAGTGTTTAACGCTGTCGTGAGACTGCCTAGAAGCTTCATACTGCCCTATTAAATCATTTAGCCTTAAATACTCCGTGTCGTAGTATTCTTCGCTTATTCTGCCTTTTAAGAACATTGTGTTAAGCCTGTCCAACTCTGCTCGGTATTTTGATACATTGTTGGTTGAGTGCTTTTTCTCTGATTTCTGATCTGACATAGCCGCTTCACGTTCTGCCAAAAAGGTATCGACCCGGTTCAGTAGCATCTCCTCGATAAGATTCTCGGATTTCACCTTGGCAAATCCGCACATTTTGGTGGAGTGATATTCGCAGTGGTAGTACCGATACACATTACCGCTTCGGTGGCTTTTTTGACAGGACCGCATCAGCCGATTACACTCCGGGCATCGGATCATCCCGGAAAATAATACCTCGGTCCGCTTGTTTCCTGCGGTGCGTATTACTGGTCTCTTTTGTTGGAGATCCTGCCAGTCCTCTTTAGATATATATGGCTCGCAGAAATTATCATTATCCTTGTAAGATCCATAATAAAAAGGGCTGCGGATTATGCGCTTGATAGCCTGAATCTCAAATTTTGTACCGTACTGTTGGTTGATATGCCTGGCAGTGGCAGAGTAGTTTCGAAATTTGCGATAGTATTCAAACAGATCCGCAACAGCATCTTCCCATTGTTCTTCCTTTACCAACCTGCGCACTCCATTCACGACAGCGTTGTGGTATCCAAACGGTGTAGAGTGATCCGGTAGTATAGACTTTCCGATGGATGCTGCATACCGGATGGTATCTTTTCTTCTCTCAGAGTTTAATGCCCATTCCAACTCTGCCATTGATGCCTGCATATACATGAAGTTCTTTCCGTAGGGTGTAGTGGTGTCGATCTGCTGACTGACTGAGACAAGGTTGCAACCGTTGATTTCCATATCGTGATATAAATTGCAGAAATCTCGGGTATTACGTGCGATACGGTCATACCGCTGAATGACAACAAGTTGGATTTTTCTATCAGACACATCCCGCATCATTCGCTGAAAGTCTTTTCTCTTTTTGGTGGAGTGTCCGGTGATCCCGTAGTCTCCATCATAAACCGTGGCAGTGTAATTCCCGGAGCCGTACTTGTCATCCAAGTACCGGCGGCACATATCAATTTGCACATCCATGCTGTCGGAGTTGTCCACGGCTTTGGATTTACGTGGGTAGATTGCGCAGTTAATCATTGCTGTTCCTTTCTGATAGAAAAAGCCACTATAAAAGTGGCTTAATCTTTAGTCTACGAATTCAATTATATCAGCGGAATATCCCATAACTTCTCCGACATCTTTAATTTTTACTCGGATAGTGTAATGTTCATCTTTTTTCATGTCCATGACTTTCTGTTTTTGCTCATCTGATTTTACATAACACTGCACCCCATAGACATCTAAAGCATCGTCATTTGATAGATTGATATACTTTCCACTTGCATCAATATTTGAAAGTCTGCCAGTAATTTCTAAATATTTTCCGTTGTAAGAATCGGTTGCTTTCAAAGCATTGTCTTTCAAATCGTTGTCAAGTTGTTCCACTGTAATTGCGGTATATTCAATTACTTCTTCTTGTTGCACAGTAGTTTCTTTCGTGGATGTAGATGTGCTCTGCTTTTGTGTGGTGGTAGAACTCGATGAACTGTCAGAGGAATCATCTGATAAAGAGCCAACAATTCCAATCGCAAAAAACACGGCAAGACAAATCAAAACTACTTTAATCGTACTTGATTGTTTCCTCTTGCATACTGGACAAACCGTAGCTTTCTTCGGAATGTCTGATTGACAGTATTTACATTTCTTTGTTTCTTCCATAATAGTTTTTCTCCTTTTTACATTTTATCTGAATAGGCTAATATTCGCCTAATCATTTCTTTTTGGGTGTCATCTGCTTTGCGGTATTCCATCAGCAAATCCTGCTCTTCCTCGGATAGAGAAATTGTGTAATCCATCGTCTGCTCTTTTGGATTCCACTTGACATCCTCTCCATTTTTTATGTATTCCACAGAAACATGAAATCTATCTGCTATCATCTTAACTCTCTCATAACTTGGCTCATGGTTTTCCCATTTACATATAGAACCTTTTGCGAATCCTAATTCCCTTTCAAGTGCAGTAATATTAGTACCATTTTGCTTACACAACATTTTTATTCTTTCGTACATTTTGCACCTCAAAAAAGTTGAAAATTTTGCGCAAAACACTATTGACAAGTTGAAAATATTGCGTATAATAAAATTATGAGTTGAATATTTTACGCAATAAAACAACCTGCCACAGTATTTTGTTATTTCTTCGTCACGGTTTAAATTATAGAATATTTTCAGTGATAGGTCAATATACTTTCGTAAAATTTTCAGCTCAATTTCAAAGGAAAGGGGTTGGAATTTTTTGGTTTATGAAAATATCAAAGAAATTTGCAAGAAAAAAGGCATAGCAATCACGGAAGTTGAGAGCAAAGCCAATCTTGCAAGAGGATCTATTTTCAAGTGGAAAGAATCTTCTCCCACAGCTAAAAACCTTAAAGCTGTTGCTGATGTTCTGAATGTGAAAGTAGATACGTTATTGAAAGAATAGGAGGATGCGGATGTCTGCAATGACTGAGGAACAAGCTGACAGAGCAATGCGCATTCTGGCAGAGTTATATGCCGACCAGATTGGCATGAAGAACCCGAAGATTACAATCACGAGAAAAGGAGAAAAGAAAGAATGAAAAAGCAGATTATACCTATCGAGAGAGCAAGCGAGAGCACCATCAATGCACTAATTGAAGCGGGAGTACTGGTAGTGACCGAGGACGGTCTGAAGTGCGCGGAGGTGGACTGATGGCTGAGATTATTAAAAGCTATAAAGGATTTAACAAGGACATGACTTGCCGTGGATTCCAGTACGAAGAAGGCAAGGAGTACGAAGAGGAGACAGCAGATGCTTGTCATAGTGGATTCCACGCTTGCGAACATCCACTGGATTGTCTTAATTATTATTCTCCAAATGAATCTGTTTACCATGAGGTGGAGCAGAGCGGTGAATTTGACAGAGGTGAAGATGATTCCAAGGTTGCATCCACAAAAATAAAGATTGGTGCAAGATTGGATATTTCCGGTCTGGTAAAGGCAGCAATTGATTTTACCATGAGTAGAGTTAAAAAAGAAGCAAAAAGTGATGAAGACTACGGTGCATCCTCTGCCACAGGTTACTGCGGTGCATCCTCTGCCACAGGTAACTGCGGTGCATCCTCTGCCACAGGTTACAAAGGTGCATCCTCTGCCACAGGTGACTACGGTGCATCCTCTGCCACAGGTGACTACGGTGCATCCTCTGCCACAGGTTACAAAGGTGCATCCTCTGCCACAGGTGACTACGGTGCATCCTCTGCCACAGGTAACTGCGGTGCATCCTCTGCCACAGGTTACAAAGGTGCATCCTCTGCCAACGATCCCGAGAGCGTTGCGGTTGCATGGGGATACAAAGGAAAAGCAATGGGTGTCCTTGGTTCCCATATCGTTCTTGCTGAATGGAAATACATTGGCAGTAAAGAGGATGACAGATACGACAAAGCAGAGCAGGAAGCGTGGGAGTTTATCGATGCGAAGATGTTTCTGGTAGACGGTAGAAAAGTGAAGCCGGATACATGGTATAGATTGGAAAATGGTGAACTTGTGGAGGTGAAAGAGTAATGGGAGAAAATGAAGAATTGATGGTCAATGTTCCTTACGGTGACTTTATTGCAGGAATAGAAGCACTGCGGATTATCGTTTCTGCTAGGCAGATGTTAATAAGCGGTGATGCTTTTGCATCTGTCGGACTTAAAGCAATCCTCGGAATTAAAACAGAGGAAGGTGATAAGGATGCCGGAAAGGATTGAGAACCGCATGGTTGTGGATTCTGAATGGGAAAGTTGTTATCCATCACAACCTGAAGTAGTAAAAGAGCATGGTTACCACAAATTTGGTACTGGTGATTTTGTTCCTGAGAAGGAAGCTTATAAATATGCACTTGATCAGTGTTTAAATGGGTCAGAGGAAGATCAGAAGGAATTTAGAACCATGCTTGTTGAATGGTACTTCAGTGGTGGAGCATGGAGAAAGGAAGAATATAGTGGCACTTAAACCTTGGGATGAATTAAGAAAAATAGATGTAAGACCATTTTGTGAAGAGCGAGATGAAATGCTTTATCTGAATTGGGCAAAATGCATTTCTCTTTTGCATGAGAACGGTGCAAAGGTGGTCCGGTGGACTCCGATTCCTGATGAAAAAACAGGAACAAGCCTACGTATGACAGAAGCAGTATTTTCAGACAGCAAAAATAATACTAATCGTTGCTATGAGACAAGAATACGGGTCGTAATTGATGATATGGAATTTGAGATGCAGTCTCCTGTAATGAATGGTACAAATCCAGTAAAAGATAATTCCATGTCGCAGCAGAGGGTATGGAACAGCATGTGCAGATCTTTTGTAAAGTGCGTTGCTATCAATACTGGTCTTGGATTTGATTTGTGGCTAAAAGAAGAAGCGAGACCTTTCCAGATGGGAATACCTCAAGATGATGCTCAACCTTCCGCTGCCAGTATGACGGTCTTGAAACAGTTATGTGAGAAACATAAGGTTAATCTTGCTTACTGGGCTAAAAGTAACAACAAGACCGTAGAAACCTTGACGGGATCAGAAGTGGGAATGATGCTGCAGACGTTGAGAGAGAAATATGGGGATGATTGATAATGGAATTTACCGGGAAAGTGGCTGGAATCACAATGGATTTCACGACAGGCAAATATAACATATCGTTTCAAGCGGACTCAGCCGATGCCGTGACCAGCCAGTTTGACGGTATCAAGGATGCAGAGAAGCTGACCATTACCGCTGTTAAATTTCGTCAGAAGAGATCACTGGATGCGAATGCCTATTACTGGCAGTTAATCACAAAGCTGGCAGAAGCAATGCATATTTCCAAGGGACGGATGCACAACATGATCCTGCGGAAGTACGGACAGAGGGAATACATCGAGGGAAAGCTTGTCACTCTAACACTCCCAGACACGGACAAGGCAGAGAACACAGCATTGGAAGCTGAGACTTACCATATCGGTCCGACATCACAAGTGCGTGAGGGCAAGGACGGAACCATGTATCGCACATATGTCATGTACCGTGGCTCTCACGATTACGACACTAGGGAGATGAGCGAACTTATCAATGGATTGGTATCTGAATGTAAGGAAGTTGGAATTGAAACCCTTACTCCTGCGGAACTGGAAGAAATGATGAAAGCGTGGAAGCCATGAAGAAGTGTTGGAGTGTTCTGACGGATGATATGGGATCCTGCTATATCACCCATTTGGGAGTAGTCCATATCCACCATGTGTTTAACGGCAGCCGAAAGAAAGCCAGTGAAGAAAGAGGATTTCTTGTACCCCTGCATCCTACCTTACATACATACGGACCGGACAGCGTGCACATGAAACCGAATCAGGGACTTGACCTACGGCTGAAGCAGGAATGTCAGCGGTATTATGAGGAGCATTACGGATCCCGTGAAGAGTTTATAAAAGAGTTTGGAAGGTCTTACCTATAAGGTTGCAACACCTGCCCATACGGGGCGAAAGAAACAGTTTGTGTTAGTAATGGTGTCTCACAAACAAGCCATTATTATTTTCAGGGCGGACGGTAGTGCCGCCCAGGAGGTGATCACTATTCTAATTGAGAATTATATCCCATTCGGGTATGAGAACAGAATATCACGGGAAAAGCTATCGGCTGATACACACATGAGCGATAGGAAGATCAGGAAGCTGATGGAAGAGGCTCTGCTGTACCGTGAAACTCTGATCATAAATATAGATAACGGATACTTCCGGCCGGACGGTAGTTTGGGAGACCGTCAGAAGGCCAAGGCTTATTTGTACCGTGAGCAGATGCGGACAAGTAGCTGCAGCAAGCGTTGCAAGGCTATCAGGCAGTGTCTGACACCAAAGGTAGAGGATACCGGGCAGATGTCACTCAAAGAATTTGGAATAGGATAGAAAGAAGGTGAAATGATTGGCTGGCAGACAAAACAAAGTAGGACTTGACTACTTTGAATTGGATTGCCACATGGATGAAAAGGTTAGATTGGTACAGGCAGAATATGGACTGAAAGGTTTTGCAGTATTTGTCAAACTCCTCCAGGAAATCTACGGGGGATATGGTTATTACTGTGAATGGACTCAAGACCGGGAGCTTTTATTTGCGTCAGAAAATGGTTTAAGTAACGGCTCTTTACAATTACTTAAGGATATTGTGTCTGCCTGTATCCGAAGGAACATTTTTTCAGAGAGACTTTTTACAGAGTACGGTATTCTTACGTCCTCCGGGGTGCAGAAGCAATACCTGAAAGCTACAGTCAAGCGTGAAGTCGTAGAACTGAAAAAAGAGTACCTTTTAATTTCTATACCCGAAAATACTAAAAATGTGGTAATAAATTCAATTTCTTCCGGAAGAAATGCAATTTCTGACACCGGAAATACACAGAGTAGAGAAGAGAAGAGCAAAGAAGAGAATATAAAAGAATATGCTGGCGCATATAAAAAACACTTTGTTCCACCGACTGTTGAGGAAGTAAAAGCTTATTGTCTGGAACGTAATAACAAAGTGGATCCACAAAAATTTGTTGACTTTTATGAATGTAAAGGTTGGATGGTTGGAAAAAACCACATGAAGGACTGGAAAGCAGCAGTGAGGACCTGGGAGAAATCCAGTAGGCAAAGCAGAGAGACACCAGCGCAGAAGAAGTACGATGCCAACAAAGGGATGATGACATCGAACTACGGAGACATGTCAGAATTTGAAAAAGCTATGTTGGCAAATTGAAGGGAGAACGATGAGCAATCAAAATTATCGAAAGGCAATGGCCATTGAAGCCAAAAACAAGAAGCGGATACTGGAGATTAATCCTCACGTTGATGATGGCAGCGGTATATATTTCTTGACCCGGACAGATGATGACGGGATCCGGTATGCATACATCGGACAGGCCAAGCACCTGCTGACAAGACTGGCACAGCACTTATCTGGGTATCAGCACATAGATCTGTCTATCAAAAATCATGGACTGTATACCGCGGATAATATCACAGGCTGGAAAGTCGGCTTTCTTCACTACCCGGAGGACAAGCTGGATGAAATGGAGCAGAAATACATACGGCAGTATGCACAGGCTGGTTACCAACTCAGGAACAAGACAGCAGGCGGACAGAGCGAAGGGAAGAAGCAGATCGACGAATACCGACCCGCTAAGGGTTATAGGGACGGCATAGAGCAGGGTAAAAGGATGTTGGCGAGGGAATTACGGTCTATCGCAGAAAAGCACCTTAAAATTGATCTAAGAGATGATAAGAGGGGGAATAAGATATCCCAGAAGCAATACGAGAAATTCATGGCACTGATCCATGCGGAGGGCAACGATGAAAGCTTACATGATAGTGACTAATGACGAATTGGAATTACCGGTGGAGATGGATATCTTCGGGGCAAAAGCCGCGGCTGATTACCTGGGGATCCCTGAACAGACATTTCGGACATGCCTGCATAGGGGTTCGTGGTGCCGAAAAACGCATAGGTATAAGGCTGTTGTTGATGAAGATGCCACGATAAGGCTCCGGGAAGAGCACAAGGCAGAGATGGATGCACACTGGAAATATAAGCGTGCATTTGACCCTGCATACCGTGAGAGAAGGCGTATACACGACAGAGAAAGGTGGAAGAAGAAACGTGAGCAGAGGATTTCACAGTGATGATGAATTACGGGAGATGGAAGAGCATCCGGGAGAAATGTCAAGGAATATCGGACGGGCAAAACCGTATGACTGCAGTTATCCAGCAATGGCGGAGAAACCAAAGATACATGCAGAAAGAAGTAAGAACCATGAAGATATATGCCGTGAAGAATGATAAGGACAGCTACCCGAATATTGGGAATGGGCTGTTGGAGGTGTCAGAAAGCCGGCCAACATTCTTTCGGTTGGCGGGGAACAACCGGCATTACCCGTACAGAGATTTTACTTTTTATGACCGAAATGGAGTGCCGATACCGAAGCAGTTTTTGAGAGCGTGAGAAAGGAGTGTATGCAAAATGAAGTTTATTGTGACTTTATCAGATATGGTTGGAGTGGTATTGATCGCATTGTTGGTTTTTGTCTGGATAATCTTTGGAATGATTATCTTGGTAAACATTGTGAAAGATAACATCAAGTACAGGATCGACAAATGGAAAAGAGAAAGAGAAGTCATGAAGGAATGGGAAAGGATCAATGATGGAGAGACTGACAGAAAGAACTGCTGATGGAATTTTGGTAAAGGAGAATCACGTTGAAAACGGATTAAGAACATTTTATCAGTGTTTTGGAGAAAAGCCGAATGATAAATATACAAATTGCGATGGAGGATATTGCGCAATAGAGAAGCTGGCAGCCTATGAGGATGCCGAGGAACAGGGATTGATCCTGCGGTTACCATGCAATGAGGTCTGGTTCATCTGTGATAAAGGTACAAAATACGCAACCGTAATGAGCAAAAGTATTAATGATTTAACAGTCTATGAAATTAGAAAAATAGATAAAAATGGAAGATATTGGTCATCCAAGAAAAAAGCCGAAGCCAAGCTGAAAGAAATGGAGGGTTCGGAATGAAGAGAGAAAAAGCTATTTACTGCTTAAAGGCTCAGAGTGAACGGTACTCAGAGGTTTGTGAAGAATGTCCTCTGTACGGACAAACTGGAGTAGATCATTGCTATGAGGATGCATTACAAATGGCAATCACCGACTTGCAGAATCAGCCGGTGTGGATTCCAGTAAGCGAGAGACTGCCGGAAGAAGCATATGGATGTTTGGTAACTGTTATGGACTATGAGCCGTCAACACAAACTGATTTTGAAAATATACTTCCGTATTTTGTCGGATATGACGGTCACGGATGGAACAATGCAGACGGAGAGACAATTCCATTTGAAGTTATTGCTTGGATGCCACTGCCGGAGCCGTACCGGGAAAGTGAGGAAGAGAATGGCAAATAGGAACACACTGCATAGCAACAAATTGGATGCTTTTCGCAAATGGCTTATCAAAGATGGATGGACGATTGAAGAACCCAAAGGTATATGGGAAGTATTAAGAGCGAAAAAGGCAGGAAGACAGAATCCCTTGATTGTCTATCAAAAAATGAACAAAGAGCATTTAAGCGTGCTGGACAGAGATATTGATGTCATCAAGAGATTTTTGCAAGAAAAGTAGGTGGAAGATGGTGAAATGTAATAACTGCAAGAATTTAGAAACAAAGGATAATGGGTTTGATGCGTATTCATGGTGCGAGAAAATCAACGACTGTCCGCATGAGGATATAGAAAGAGACTGCGAGGATTACATACCCATGACCAACGCAGACCGGATCAGGAGCATGACGGACGAGGAGCTAGCAATGGCTATTATGTGTCCTGCGGAATTTACTGGAAGTGACAAGGTATGCGATTTTATCCATGATTGTAAGGATTGTACGTTGGCATGGTTGCAAAAAGAAAGTGAGGAATGATGATGCAGGATAGATATTTATTCCGTGGAAAGCGGATTGATAATGGAGAATGGGTACATGGTTACTTGTTTGATGATGGATTTGAAAATGGAAGAGTATTTATTGGCGGAATTGTTATTGAAAAATACAATGGAACTGCTTGTGATGATTGGAATGTTACTGGTATAAATTTCTACGAGATAGACCCGAACACTATCTGCCAGTGTACCGGACTTAAGGACAAGAACGGCAATCTGATTTGGGAGAATGATATTGTAAATGGCAGTATTAAGCGTGGAGCGGCATTTTACAGATGTTTGGTTCTGTGGAATGAGTGCAAGGCAAGATTTGATGTGAGAGCTCAGAGCTGCAATTTCCCAATGACACTTGATGAGTGCACAGATGATATTTCTATGAGTGGTTTTGATTATGAGGTTCTCGGTAACAAGTTTGACAATCAGGAACTGTTGGAGGAGTAATATGGCGACATGCAAACGCAAAAATCGTAATTGTCGGTATGAGTATAATCAAAATTCTTACCAGTGCAAGAAATGTATTGAGGAAAAATTAAATCAATATCCGATTACTTGTGAAGATTGTCATTACGGTGGTTGGGGAATATGCAATAAAAGAGGTAAGAATCAGCGGAGAATGAGACCTTGTGAGGATTTTAAATGGAGTTAAGGAGGGTAGCCATGACGGAGAATGAAGCAATAGAAGAATTAAAATATGATTGTAATGAACTTGGAAAAGCAATTCCATGTGATACATCATGGGGTGAATCTTTTGAAAATGCTTATGCAATGGCAATAAACGCACTGGAAGAAGTACAGCAGTACCGCCAGATTGGAAAGATTAGCACCTGTAAGAATGCCGTTGAGATCTGCAAAGCTATGATCGAGCGTGGGATTGACCCGGACAATATCGCTGAGTACATCAAGTTTGAGGATAACCTGATGCAAAGAGGGTACGACCTCAAAAGGCTGCTTGAGATGATGGAGAAGCATAAGCAGTACTGCCAAATCGGCACGGTGGAGGAATGCCGTGAAGCTGTGGAGAAGCAGACGGCGAAGAAACCAACACTTATTGACTATAAAAAATATGCAAATTTCGTAGATAATGCACATTTTCTTCGAGATGCATATTGGTGTCCTAATTGCAAACGAGTTGTAAGAAGCGGTTCATTCTGCGATGGTTGTGGTCAGAAATTAGATTGGAGGGCGAACGATGAAAATACTGATTGATATTCCAAAGGAATTTGAAGTGGACTATAACACAGACCGATTCGCAGATTTCTTCCAACGATGTATTGCGGATATGGGCACCTGCTGTGGTAACTATGAGCAGGAAACCGTAGAGATGATGGAAAAGGCATTCGCAGAGAGCAGACTTTACGACCCGGACAAGGCTGTGGAACAGTTGGAAGAACGCACAGAATTCCTGAAAGACTGTGCGAAGTATGGAAATAAGACAAAAGATCAGCAGTCAAAATCCTACGACACTATGATGATGTACGAAGTCAAGGATTTGGTAGATGATTTGTTAGAGATCGTAAAGGCAGGTGTAGCAGATGCGAAAACCGATTCCTAAATCAGTTAGAAAATTAGTGTATGCGAAATACAACGGTCACTGTGCTTACTGTGGATGTGAGATACCGGAGAAAGGTTTTAATGTAGATCATTTGCATTGCATCAGAAATTATGAGTACACCGAAGAATTTACCGGAATTGACGTACACGGCATAAGCAATCTGATGCCGTCCTGCGGTTCATGCAATCGTTATAAGGCAACAATGGATTTAGAAACATTCAGAAAACAGTTGCAGAAGATACCGGATAGACTGAAAAGAGATGTGTGTACATACAATATAGCCTTGCGGTATGGCATGGTGCAAGAAAACAGAGAACCGATAAAGTTCTATTTTGAGAAAGTAGGTGGAGCAGATGCAGAACATTGATTACACCGCCCTGTACGAGCAGAATGAGGACTTTAAGCGGTACGTTGACAGATACTGCACAAAGCATCGTGTCAGCGTTGATGAAGCCTTGCAGCACTATCTGGTGCAGATGGCGGGGATGCAGTACAAGGAACAAGCAGAAACGATAGTTAGATAAAACCAAGAAAGGAGCCGAGACTCTGCGCAGAGTGAAGCATATGCGGTCTCCTTGAAAAAATGAAAGCACATTGTTTGTTTGAACAGTCAGGAACTTTTAAAAATGCGTTTAGAAAATATGGAATAGATTCTTATGACTATGATATCCAAGATGAATTTGGAGAAACTGATTATGTGATAGATTTATTTAAGGAAATTAGGGGGGGTATGACGAAAATCAAAGCATATTTGATGGCATAAAAGAGGATGACATTATACTTGCGTTCTTTCCATGCACATATTTTGAATGCCAAAATCAGTTATGGTTTGCCGGAAATAATTATGCTCAAAAAGGATACAGTGACGAAAAAAACTGTGAACTGGTAATAAAAAGGCACAAAGAATTAAATGAATTTTATGAGGTTTTAAATAAGCTTGTAATAATTTGCATAAGGAGAAATTTAAAACTGATTATTGAAAATCCATACAGCCAGCCACACTATCTTTCAACATATTGGTGTATAAAACCAAGCATAATTGATACAGACAGAACAATGAATGGAGATTTCTATAAGAAACCTACACAATATTGGTTTATAAATTGCAAACCTAAAAATAATCTTGTGTTTGAAGCAATAGATTATGTGGAGAAAAAAGACATTGTAAAGGCAAAGGCAACAAACTTTACATCAAGAAAGACAGAACGCTCAATGATTCATCCACAATATGCAGATCGTTTCATTCGACAGTATGTTATTGATGAAGATATATGGATGAAGTGAAATCAGGAACTAAAAAATTTGAGTTTCTATTTGGGTTTAACTCAATAACTCAAAAGCAAGTTAAAAAACAGGAGGAAAATCACATGAAATATTGCATTGAAACAACGGATAATGGTTGCATTGAAACCTTGGAAATTTCTGATAGAAAATTTCAGAGAGAATCCATAAAAACAGAATATGGTTGTACATCTTCTGATCCGGATTTTTCGGATCAGTTGGAAGAAGCAGGGTATTGTGATGAAATCGTAGAGAAAATATATGACTTATATGATGGGTGCGAAACTCTTGATTTCATTCAGTTAGCAGAACTGATAAATGAGTAACTTTTTAGTTGATTTAATAACTTAGAAAAATGGAGGTGAAACAATGTTTATAAATGCAAAATGTAATGCATGTTCAGAACCAACAAAATATGTAACTGGATTTTGGGATGGTGAAAACGGAGAACATGGTTGTTTGCATGATTGCAAAAATACGGAATGCTTAGTTAATCAATTGCATAAGATTTCGGAATCGCAGGCAATGAAAGACAGAATGCATATACAGGAACTCAATGGAGCTAAAGGAATGTATGCGGGGTATATAGCAGCCAAAAGGAAATATGCAAGGATACCAATGTATAAAATGGCACAGATTTCCGGTTGCAATCCTGCGGAATATAGCGCATATGAGCATGAGCGGAAAGAATTTGATCCGGAAGTTTACAGGAAATGCGTAGAATATTTGAAAGAGTAACTTAGGATTTAGCAAAGGAGTTAAGCGAGAAATGTGGTCACACGATGAACAGAAAGAAATAAATGACAGCTACGCTGTTATGGCAAGAATAACGTGTAAATATTGCGGAGCAGTAGTACACAAATATGTGGAAAGCCATTATACAGGCGGTTCCAAGTGTGTGATATTGGCAAAGTATTGTAGATTTTGCGGTAATGCTCTTAGGATTTAGTGGAGGAATGCTATGGATAATGAGATTATTTCCTTCGATTTGGTAAGAATCGAGCGAGGAAGAGAAAAGCTTTGCAAATGCGATCCACCTCATTACGAGATTGATACGGTAAACCGGATCGTAAGTTGTCAGGATTGCGGTGCTACGGTAGATGCCTTTGATGCTCTGCTTACGCTGGCGAGGCGGTATGAGCTGGTGGAGGATGCACAGCGGAAAATGCTATCTAAAGCTAAGATATACGGAGAAATGGCAGATGCGGAATTCAAGCGGATGAGGAGGAATAAAACATTCCGGGACATGGACGAGAATCGCAGAAAAGGGTTATATCCTATATGTCCTAAATGCTCAGAAGTGATTGATCCGGTAGATATCCGGCACTGGACAGCACATCTGGAGTAAACTGAAATATTAAGATTTATGGAGGCATTTGTATGAGAAAAATACATGAATGTGCAGAAGATATAAAAAATATTTTAAATGATGCAGAACGAACCGAAGAGGTTGACGGAGATATGTTATGTAGTATTAATGAGTTGGTGGATGAAATTTTATCAATATATTGTTTAGAAAAACAACAAAGAAAAATGGCTATAGCTGAAGAAAATGAGATTCTTTCAGAAGAGGCTAAAAAAGCAGGATGGAAGTCTGGTGTTATGAACATCTAAACTGAAATATCGGAAAAATTGTGTAACGAAAGGAGAGATAGGCATGTTAAGTAAAATGAACGATCTGATGGGCGGATATACCGTTATAGTTACCACCAAGCAGGTCCAACGGCGCAGGCACAAAAAGAAGCGCATCAATAAAAAGTGGATTAAGCGGTATGGATACATCACCAAAGATTGGCAAAAACGTGGAGAAACGGTTGTAGATCAGGTACATATGACTATGTATATGAATCAGGCAACATATAATGATCTGATTATTGCCCTGAAGAATAGGTAAAAGAAAGGGGATAGGAATGGCGAGACCGAAGAAAGAGGACGGTAAGAAGAACATCCGGAAAGACATCAGCATGGATCCGGAGCAATATGAGAGATTAATTGATTACTGCCGGCAGCAGGACAGACCTATCTCCTGGGTGATACGGCAGGCACTGGACGTATATTTATCGGAGGTGGAATATGAGAAGAATACGGCTTGTTAAGGTATCAGCACCGGAGAGCGTGGCAAGAACGTATGACAGTGCAGGAAACAGAGTAGACGAAGATTTCCGCTGCGTGGAATGCGGCATGGGAGTTGCCCGGGAATATGCCTGCTGTCCTTACTGCAAATGTGAGCTTGACTGGGACAGGGTTATAAGTTCTTCTGATTGCGCATTTCGGAAATTGTTTGGTTGACTATTTGTGTAATTATGTGTAACGTTACATAACAAAACTGAAATTTAGTGAAGGAGAGCGGAAATGTGTGATTTTTGCGAGAAGTATGCAAATGTAAGCGGCAAACATGGAACTATTAGGCTGGGAGCAGAAAATTATATGCTCTTTGCCAATAGTGAAAACGAGCCGATGGGAGCAATAAAAATAAAAATCTGCCCGCTGTGCGGCAGAGAATTGACGTCCGATGGGATAAATGGGATAGAGTTAGGCATAGCAAAAGCAGTATTGGTGATGGATATGCCGGAATCATGTAGCAAATGTAAGTTTCTGTATGAATTTCAAGGAATCAAAAAATGTCAGCTTATGAATGTCATCAATAATGGAGCATCAATGATGTCACAGAACACATTTACAAAGAAACGGCATGATAAATGTCCGCTCCGAGAACTGCCGGAGCGTGAGACAGAGATGACCGATGAGGACAATCTCGGAAAGGATTATGTCAGAGGTACAATGGATGGTTGGAATGCCTGACTGGAGGAGATAGACCCTTAGAGTAGCATAATAGGAGAATGGCTTATGCTTTGACAAAAATCAAGTAATATGCTATATTCTAATCAGTCTCACAGCGTAGATGGTCGTTGTGATGGTTCCGCTACCGATTCTGGCGGAAAAGGATTGAAATAGTTTTTCTGTTTCAAAATAGAAGAGAGAGGATAAAACCTCTCTCTTGCTTTTTTAGAGACCGTTTCAAGTTTTGTGTAAACGTTAAAAACTGATATAAGATTTGTGAATAGTTACAAATGGGCAGAGCCGAT